ATTTACGGTTAGGGCCGTTAGCCGGGGTTGCGGTTGCGGTGCTAGTAGGTAGGCGGCGGCGGCCTCGATCTGGCCGGTTACGTGTAGCAACGATTGGCCTATGTCGCGGGTCTGCACAAAATAGGTTGCTTGGCTTGCTAAATCTTGTTCGGTGTCGCTAGTGCCGTTTAGTGCGGTTACTACGGACCGGTTTACTACTTGCCTTGCGTCAAATTCTATTTGTACGTTTCGGTACTTAAAATTGGTGCCTTGGTCGCTAAACACGGCCACTGGGTTGCTAAGCGTGTTGCCTATGCGTTCCTGAAATGTCAATGTGCCATTGGCGGACATAAACAAACGCCCAAATTCTGCGGTGCTGTTTATTTGTTGCAAATATGCCAACACGTTGGTGCCGGCTGCTACGTCATATGCGGCCGAATGCCCTAGATCTACGGTACCGGTTGCAATTGTTGTAGCCCCGGTGTAATCCACCTCGGGTAGGGCCAACACGGTGGTAATTCGTTGCCCTGACGTTTCCGCGCTTGGATTAAACGCAGCCATAAACGTGTTGGCTAGCAACCAAAAATCATCTACACAATTAACGGTAATTATGTTTTGGCGGTCTAATTCGTATTGGTAGTTGTAGGTTTCTACTACGCCATTAAATAGCGGTGTGGTTTCTCGGAATATGCGTACTCGACGCATAGGTGCTAAGCCGGGTTGGCTTGCGGCCGTGTTGTAATAAATGCTTGTCGTATCGAACGGGTTTAATAGGCCGCCGGCTAATTCATCATTAAGGGTAAATGACATGGTGCCCGCGCCAAACTGATCAAACGGTGTTGCGCGTCCACGTTTGTAATTTACGCCCGTAACATAATCTGTTATGTCGGCATATTGCGTCGTGCCGTCTAGTACATCAGTACCGTTTAATACTGACGTGTTAAGCGTAAATGCGTCTTGTAAAAACCCTGTATCTAGTTCTACGGTGTAGTCACCCGCGCTTGCTACTACCCCCGGCATTACGCCACCCGTATGTCAATCACGCCGCTACGCCGATTGTAAGCCCGTAACGCGTTTACCAATTTGTCGGGCAATGTTGCGTCGGCCAACGTCGAATACACGTTCACGGTTATGTTTCCACCTACCCCGCCACGGTTTAACGGGATTACCGCTTCGGGGCCGCGTTCCCCGATCATGGCAAACGTTGGCCCGGTAACTATGCCACCGTCCGCAAGCATAGGTATTTTTGGCACGCTAAAACCTTTGCCACCAAAACCCGGTACCCAACTAGGTACCTCAAATGACAATTTGCCTACGCTGTTATTCCACAAATTTGCTATGCCATTAAAAATAGATTTGTAGAACCCCAACACGGTGTTTAGTAATCCTTTAATAAAATCTACGGTTCCGGTAACACCGTTTTTGACACCCTCAAATAATGCGTTTACACCGTTGCGAAATGTTTCAGAATTTTTGTAGGCAAGTACGAACGCCGCCACCAACGCAGCAATAGCAATAACTACTAGGGCGATTGGGTTCATTGACATAACAAAATTTAAGGCCGTTTGTGCTGCGGTTAGGGCCGTGGTTTTTAGTGTCGCTAAACCGGTCATTGCGGCGTAGGCTTTTTTAACGCCGTTAACAATCACCATTGTTGCGGCTTGCACTTTCATAGCGGCATTTACAACCAAAACCATGGCCGCAAGCCCGGCAAGTGCACCAATTACTACTAGGGCTACGTCTTTATTTTCTGTCATAACGTTGGCTAAAATGCTAAAAAATTGCACCGCCTTTTCGACAATTGGCAACAGTACCGTGCCCATTTCGGCTTGTAGGTTTTTCATTTGCGCTTCTAATATTCTTTGGCTATTTGCTAGGCCGTCACTTGTTCTGGCAAAATCGCCTTGGCTATCGGTGGTGGCTTTCATTATTAACGATTGGGTAGCCAACGTTTTTTGTTGGGCGGTTAATTTGTCGGTAGTGCCGCCCAATACCTTGTCCAATGCGTTTTCCGCTTGTTCTAATTGCAACGCGGATTTAGCGGCCTCGTCACTTTCTGCACCAAATTTAGTAACGGTGTCATTATGTTTCTTAAACGCCATATCCGCTTTTTGTACGGCAATACTTAGTTTTTCCTCGTTAATAGTGGTGGTAAGCAAACCCATGCTTAACGCTTCGGCGGCTACTGCGTCGGCCGATAGCAAAACACCAAATTTTCGCATTGGTTCGGCTTCGCCACGTAACGCGGCACCTAACGAATTTATGGCCTCATCTACGGACGTGTTATTAAACGAAGCAAGATCGGACGCAAGTTTTGTAAAATCCGTGCTAAACGTCCCTAAATCTTTACCTGTTAACCCGGCGGCTTTTCCAAACGTACCGAACGTTGCGGCTGCGTCAAGTGCTTGTTGCTTAGTTTGTCCTAATGAAGTGGCCGCCGTTTCGGCAAAATCAAACAAGGCTTGGTCGGCATCACCAAAAATAACGCTCGTTTTAGACATTGTTTCGTTTAGATCACTTGCTGCGGATACTGCCGGCCCTGCGGCTGCGGCTAAACCGGCTAATGCGGCCGCGGCGGGTAGCGCGGCTTTCTTTAACGCAAATTGGGCTTTTTGCCCGGTGGTTTCCAATTGCTTAAATTCGGCAATGGCTTTACTAATGCCCTTGCCGTTAAATTCGCTAACGATTGGTAGGGATACGGCCATAGTTAACCCCTAACGCTACTTCACTTGCCCATTTCGGTGTTAACAGTATCCATGACGCGTTTTACCAATTTTTCCATTTCTCTATCCAATTCGTTTTTGCTGCGTTCATAACCCGCCCATACGGCACGCGACGCACCGCCATAACGGCTTTGTAACACGGCAATAAGTTGCGGGCCGCCAACAGTACCTACCCGGCGGCCATGCGATCCAACGCGGCTAAACACGTCGGTGTTGCCCCTCGATTTACGGCCCGCCATGTCCACCACCGTGTTTACTAAGCCTTTAAGCACTAAACCAAATGTGCCTACGTTTTCTAAATCGCCCCTAAATTCTTTAATCTTGCGGGTGTTAATTTTGGGTTTTAATAACTTTTGGGCCTTGTTACCGTTCCAACCGCTAGCCGGCAACATTTCGGCACCGCTTTTAGTTTTCCAACTTTTGTAAAATCCTGTTATTGGCGGCAAATCGGGAATAAGTTTTTGCACGTCATCTATTACGGGTTGGATAATTTGCACGTAATCTTTTGTGATTTGGCGGCGCAACGTAGGCGCAATTTTGTTTAATTGTTTTAGGTTTTCTTTAAGGCCAACTACGCCTACCGAAATGTCAACGGCCACGGCTAACGCGTTCCTGTTGCCGGGCTTGTTCGTTAATCACGTTAATAACGGTAGCCAAATCGTATTCATCAAATTCGACGTTGGGCGGCCACCACCCGGTAGCCACTACCATTTCGGCTAGTCGGCGGCGGTAGCCGCCACCGTAGGGTTTACCGGCCCGCTATCCACGGGTGTAGGCGGCCCGTCTAACGCGGCTTCATAGTCGGCTAGCGACAAATTGGCGTGCGCGTGTTTAATGCGTTGCAACGCGTACCACGTAAGCACCACCATGTCTTGCGCCCGTAAATCGTTGCCCAATTGTTGCATGGATCGTTTGGTGTGGCGTTCCCAATTCAGTACGTCAATAAACCGTGTTTCTATTTCTACGGTTTTGCCCTCAATAGGGATTTCCCATTTTATTATCACGTCGCGCTGCTTTCTGTTTTTGAGTTATACCGTAGTAGCGGCTTGGTAGGTGCCACCGGTGACAACTATTTGTACTTCACCTAATTCGCCTAGGTTGGCGGCCAACACTTCCATGCTTTCTAGGTACCCGTTAGTGATACTGAACTTCGGGTTAGTTGCGCTAACGACCGTGCCGTCCACCGGTGTGCATTCGACGTAGCATTGCGTGCCAACCAACGGGCTAATCGTGGCGTACACAAGTGCCGACGCATACGATTGGTTAAACAGCAATGTAACGCTGTTGGTATTCATGCCGGCTTGGTAGAACCTGTCACGGCTTGCCATGCTGCTGCTTTCCAATGCGTCGGCCTGACGCACCACTACCGCACTTTTGCAAAATTCGGATAGGTCAACAGCCGATCCGGACGCGGCACCGATTTTAACTTCGGGTGCGCTGTAATAAACGGTTTGGGGCATTGCCATGGTTTAGTCCTTTTCTGTTGGTTCTTTTTTAGCACGTTTTGGGGTTGGTTGCACGTCATCTTGCGGCACGATTACCCCGGCGTGTAGCAAGTAATAAAAATCGGTTAGTGCTAAATCGTCACCGCCTACCAAATCGCCCACTTGCTTGTCGGCAAATGCTTGGGTTACGCGGTATTTGTTCATGGCCCGATTTTAGCACCTATGGTCAGTTCATAACTTGCATAATCTTGGCCGCCGATAGTGGTTATTGCCGGGCGAACGTCAGTTAGCCCGATTTGGGCGCGGCGCACTAGGTCGGCCAATTCCAATAGTTTTTGTAAACATTTGTAATCGCCGGGGCCTGTACCAATAATTTTAACTGTCAACGTCATATCAAACACAAGGTTGCTATTCATGCGAATAAACGGGGCCTCGACAAACGCGCACGGCGGGTTTAGGTTGCGTGGATCATCAAACACCCGTAACCCGGTAATGGTTTGTAGTTTGTCCACCACGTTGTCGTAACCCAAATTAAACGCGTTTACTGTGGCCGCCATTAGGCAACCGCCGGGCGGTTAACGCCTAATAGGCGCATAATCTGGCCCATGCTGCCACCCGTTACGGTGCCCGTGGCTAGCGGATCAAAACTAGCGAATTGGTCAATGCTGCCGCGCTCGCGATACAACGCCCCGGCATACATAATGGTGCCTAGGCGCACGTCTTGGCTAGGTACGGTGCTTACTGATCCGTCGAAATAGCCGGCTTCGGCCCGCTTGCGGTATGCGTAAGCATTTGCGGCGGCCGTGCAAATGGTTAACAAATCGTAATCGCTCGACGGATTAGTAACCGTAAAACCTAGCCAATCCTCAACGTCTGCAATCGTAATCCACGTTGGCGTAATGGTGTACGTGATTGTGCCGGTCGCGGCAGTGCGGTCTATGTCATTTGCCGTTAATGCAAATAGCACTTGGTTGGGCAGTAACACC